CGAAGATGATGATTTATCTAACTTCATAGTGGATGTACTATTCTTTAATTTTAAAAGTACCAACGCACTTTCTTACAAGAAAAAATATACTAAGAATGGTGGGTACAAAATGACAAAGAAACAGAGCACATTTGAAAAAAAGAATAAAGAATACGATGGATATGAAGCGGTAAAGAAAATGATTGATGTATGGTATGAAGGAGCATTGGTGTTAGGAACAAATAAAATATTCAATTATAAGTTATGTGAAAACATGATTAGACCAAAAGGTTTATTGAATAAAACAATGCCTAATTATTTGTTTTTCGCTCCTGAACTATACCAAAACAGAACAAAGAGCTTACTAGAACGTATTATACCTTATGTGGATCAAATGCAACAGATTCATATAAAAATACAACAAATTGTAGCTAAAGCAAGACCCAACGGTGTTTACATCGATGTAGCAGGACTTAATGAAATCACAATAGGTGATTCTGGATCATTAGACCCTATGGAAATTATGAGGATTTATGATGAGACAGGTAATGTACTAGGTAGTTCAGTTACACAGGAAGGTGACTTTAATCATGGAAGGCAACCCATACAAGAACTTAAAAATGGTGTAGTAGATGGCTTAGATAGACTAATTAACCTTTATAACCACTACATGAATCTTGTAAGAGACTCTATAGGTATTCCACAAGGTGCTGATGCGAGTATGCCACACCCTGACACGTTGGTGGGCGTACAAGAACAAGTAGCGTTAAACTCAAATACAGCCACTAGACATATTTTAGATGGTATGTTAAATATCACCGAAAGACTAGGGGAAGCACTTAGTCTAAGATTATCTGATATATTTGAGTATTCTGAACTCAAAGAAATTTACACCAATGCTGTAGGTAAGATTAACATGAGGAGCTTAGAAGCTTTGAAAAAATACCATCTACATGACATAGGTGTAAACATAATACTTAAACCAGACACACAAGAAAAACAATATTTAGAGTCAAATATTAATCAAGCACTAGCTAAAGATTTAATAACATTAGATGATGCAATTGATGTTAGAAATATCAATAACACAAAATTAGCGAATGAGCTTTTGAAAACTAGGAGAATAAGAAGAGAGAAATCAAGAAAAGAAGAAGCAATGCAGATGGAGCAAATGAAAGCAGAAACACAAGAAAGATCGATAATGGCTTCTGCACAAGCAGAACAACAAAAAGCACAGATCAAAATACAATCCGATTTAGCAGTTGTTAAAGCCAAGTCAGATGCAAAGATGGCAGAGTTAGAGAAAGAAGCCCAAGTTAAGTCTCAATTAATGGAGAAAGAGTTTAACTATAATATGGCTCTACAAGGTCAAATGAAATTAAAAGACGTAGAAAAAGAAAAATATAAAGAAGACCGTAAAGATAAAAGACAAGCTGATAATAACTCACAAGCATCTAAAATGATTGAGCAAAGAAATTATAACTTACCAGCTCAAAAGTTTGAATCATCAGAAGATACGATTACTGGAGGAGCTGACTTAGGAGATTTTGAACCTAGTTAATTTTATTACTTAAAAACGATATAATCACTTAATCTAAAACGTTTCTTAACTTCCGATTCCTTAAAAGTTTCCATAAACTTTTCATAAAATGTTTCACATCTACGATCATCATGTTTTAGATTATGTAAGTAAGGTCTTATGTATTTATTTTCTATATATTCTCTAATAAGATCAGAAGACAGATTATTCAAATGAGACAAATCTACAGTAAATACTTTACTATAGATTTTGTTTTCTACCCTAAAATAAATATGTAACTCAGGAAAAAACAAAGGCTTGTTTTTAATAAATTCTTTCCATATTTCAATATTTTCTTCATGTTCTGGTTTTTCTAAAAAAGAATCATACTCTTGTTCGGATTCTAAACTATCTTCCCAATAAAATAATCTATATGGTCTTCCTATACTAGATTCCTCTATTTTTTCTTTAATTGTTTCTAACATGTTTGTTTTTAATTATAGTGTAAAAATGCACGTACTTATATTAACTATATATTTGCAAAATAGATAATTAAAATATAAATAAAATGCAATTGAAAGTTAGATCGTTCGCAAAAGAAAATAACGAACAAACAGACAATGTACCAAATGCTAACGCAGATGCTACAAATGTAGAACAAAATATTGAAACAAACAAAGAAGTTTCTGAAAATACTACAGAAATTCCTGTTGAACCTAGTGAGAGTATTACTAAACAAACAGAACCACAAGTAGTTACAGAAACAAAAACAGAACCAGAAAGTTCTTTGACATCCGAATCGGTTAACCAAGTTACTCAACCACAATCTTTCAACCCAAAGGAAGAAGAACTATTAAAACACCTAAGCGATAAGCTAGGAATGGAATTAAATAGTTTGGAAGACTTAAAACCTAAAGAGGTAAATATTGACCCACAGGTAAAGGCGTTGAATGAATGGAAAGAAAAAACAGGGAGACCGATTGAAGATTTTTTCAAGTTTAACAAGGACTACTCTAGTGTAAGCGATATTGATATTGCGAGAGAGGCTCTCAAATTAGAATATCCGACTTTATCTAAAGAAGACATCGAGCTAGAACTATCAACTAAATTTATTTCAGACGAAGATGATTTAGATATAGAAGTAGCTAGAAAAAACCTAGAACTGAAAAAATATGCTACTAAAGGTCGCCAAGCACTAGAACAGATGAAAGGAGACTTAGGGAAACCTAACGAAAATATTTTATCTCCAGAAATCAAAGAGCAAGTAGAATTTGCTAAAGAAATAAAAAAGCAGATTCAAGCAAATAAAGAGCATCAAGAAAACTACACTAAAGGTATCGTTAACGCTACCAACACTGTAGAATCTCTCTCTTTAAGTTTAGCAGATGATTTTAAAATCGACTACAAAGTATCTCCAGAGGATAGAAAAACATTACCTGATTTTATTCAGGAAATGCCACACTGGATAAACCAAGATGGTAGTACAAATCATCAAGAAGTTGTGAAAGACTCTATTAAGATTAAGAACTTTGACAATATTGTTAGACTAGCTTATGAACAAGGACTTAGTGCAGGTGAATACCAAGTAATAAAAGATGCAAAGAATACTACTATAGATCAGAGTAATAATATGAATGCTCAACAAAGCACAGGCAAGAAGAAACCGATTTACGAAAACGAACCAAAAGGTTTGGGCGGATCAAGAATGTCTGTAAAGTTTAACAAATAAATAATTTTTTAAAATGCCTTTAAACGCAACACCAACCTATAACGTGCAGCCTTCTTCACAGAAAGTTCCGTTAGCAACTAACTACATCTCCGAATTTGATTATTCAAATCAGTACGATGCAGAAAAACACGATGAACTAAAGAGAATCTATGGTTCACAATCCATTGCTGGTATGCTATATATGCTACAAGCAGAATCCTCTATGGCTTCAGATAAATTTATCTGGTCAGAAGAAGGAAGACTACACACTGTTTACACAGATGTAACTAGAGTAAACAATGTATTTACTAAAGCCAATCACGTATTTAGAGTTGGTGAAACTGTTCATTTGTCTGGTACAGGTGCGGCAGCCGCTATCAAAAGACGTGGTGTGATTTCAGCTATCGATGCTAATACTTTTACAGTAGAAGCTTACAAAAACGCAGGTTTTGCTGCATTGGGTGCTGCTGATATTGTAGCATTTGTGGACGGTTCTGAATTCGGAAAAGGTAGTGATGAAATGAATGGTAGTCTTTCTACAGATTTTACAATTTTAGAAAACAAACCAATCATTTTGAGAGATACCTTTAAGGTAAATGGTTCTGATACCGCGCAAATATGCTGGATAAATCACCCAGATGGTGGTTACCTATGGTTTTTACATGACCAAAGAAACACACGAAGACGTTGGGAAGACCGAATGGAACTTTCAATGTTGAACGGAGAAGCAGCAGAAACTGGATCAGCAGCAGAGGCTAATGGTACTACAGGTACAGAAGGTCTTTTTGAAGCTATTAAAACAAGAGGTAACTCTTTCCAAGGTCTTGCTGATGATATTACTGACTTCGATGATATCGTTAGACGATTCGACGCACAAGGTAAGATCCAAGATTATATGTTCTACGTAGATAGAGATCAGTCTTTGGCTATCGATAATATGTTAGGTGCTTTGAATGCTGGTTACAGTGGTGGTATTTCTTACGGTATTTTTGATAACGATAAGGATATGTCTGTAAATCTAGGATTTAAAGGATTTACTAGAGGAACTTATAACTTCTTCAAAACAGATTCAAAATTGTTTAACGATCCTACTACTATGGGTGCTGTAGATCCTGCATCTAAAATTAGAGGTGTACTTATTCCTGTTGGAACTAAAGAAGTTTACGAAGGTTCATATAACGGTAACGGAGCAGGTAGCAAAATCACTACTCCTTTCTTACAATGTATGTATCGTGCATCAGAGGTAGAAAACAGAAAATACAAAACTTGGATCACAGGTTCTGTTTACGGTGGAACACCTACTGATGGAAGTGATGTAATGAAAGAACACCACTTATCCGAAAGAATGCTTAACACCGTAGGTGCTAACAACTTTATGCTTTTTGAAGGAGCATAATAACTTTCAAATAAAACACTGAATGGGAGCATGAAACCTCCCATTCTTTTTACACATTAATTAAAATTAAATATTATTAAAATGACCAAGTTAAAAAAAGTTTGGACGGCTAAAACTTACCGTCTTAAAGACAACAGATCAGGTGAAACATTCACCATCAAAGTAGGAAAAAAAGGAAACCTTATTTACACAAATGAAAAAGAGCAAGTAAGTAGAGCAATTCGTCATTGTCCTAACCAACGATCTATTTTCGTGGATGAACAAGATAACTTCGCACTAGTTGAAACAATTGTGTTTAGAAAAGGTTATTTAGAAGTACCTGCTCATAGACAAATTACACAAGAGTTTTTAGACCATCACCCTTCAAATGGTTTATTGTTTGAGGAAGTAAACGATGAGATGGAAGCTAAAGAAAGTATGGAGAACGAAGAGTTGGTAATGGATGCTAAAGTTGCTGTTAGAGAAACTTCTAAAGATAAAAATGGTATTCATAAACTCAAAGCTGTTGTATCTGTACTAAAAGGTTCTGTTGAGCAAGCTAATAAAATGGGTATTGAAGAGTTAAAGTCTGTACTATACAACGAAATCGAATACGATGTAAGCAGGTTTGTTGATGAAAATGGACACGTAACCATGTTTGAAGATGACTACATTTTAACTAAATATCAAATACTTAGAGCATTGAGAGAGGGAGTTATTAGAAAAAGCCCTAATGGAAAATCAATATTGTGGAGTAAAGATAAAACAGTTATCGCAACAGCACCAAGAAGCATAGACGTAGTAGAGTTCTTCACAGAATACCTTACTACAGACGATGGTTTACTAGTAGCAGAGGAAATCACTAGACGACTAACTACAAAAAAAACCAAATAAACTTAGTTAGTAGATAAACTAAACCCTTAGATTTATTTCTAGGGGTTTTTTATTTAAAATCGTTATAATCAGTCAATCGTATTTATTTAGTATATTTGTATTTACTAAATAATAGATAAATGTTAGATACTATATACAAAACATTACTAACAATTATAAACAAGGAAAACCAAGGTTATATTAACCCTACTGAATTTAACTTGGTGGCTAATAATGTTCAGCAAGAAATATTTAGAGGGTATTTTGGAGATGAGAACAAAGATAAACTAAAGAAAAACAGTAACTCTACAAGTAGAGGATATAGTAACCTAGCATTCAATGAACGCCAAAGGATCAATCAGTTTTCAGAGATAGCTAGAATAATTAAAACAGGTAATTCTTTTTTACTACCAGAAAATCTTTTCTTTTTGGAGGACGACGGTGTTACATCAATAAGTTCTACAGAAACTAATGGATTAGTAAACAGAGTTATAGAAGAAGTAGAAAGAAGTCAAATGGCTTATTTATCTATATCAGAAGCAGGAAGCACAGAACAATTCCCTATTTACGAAAGATACTCTAATAATATTTTAGTATCACCAGATACTATTGACGAAATACAAATAAGATATATAAGAACACCGAAACAACCCAATTGGACTTATTTTGAGTTAAGTAGCGGAGATCCTGTTTTTAACCCAGCAAACCCTAGTTATCAAGATTTTGAACTACACGAATCAGAATTTA